GGGCTTATGTAGAGTTTGATAATGGGTGTTTTCTGCTTAAATACCCCAATAGAGACAGCATTTTACTTTATGAGTTATGCAACAGAGCAGCCCCTGAATATAAACCAAACTACGGGACAGTAAGATACAATGTAGGATTAACAGATGCCTTTAAAAGCGAAGTAAGAAATATAAATGGTAAATTTAGCTCAACAGCAATATTGATAAGCATAAGGGTAACACTATAAATAATCTAAATTGATTAAAGAAGCTAAATACGCCACAGAAGAACTGCGGTACTTCAAAAAAGACATTCTTTCAGTCTTTACATTTCTTTGTAAGGATTGGTATAGTCGTGCAGGAGGATTTGAATCAGGCAAAATGTATGTTTTATCTTTAGTATTTGGAATAAAATTTGATAATAAGGAATGCCAACAAATGTTTGAACTAAACGAAAGCAATATTTCAAACCTTAATAATTCAATTGCCCGAATCCCTGAAGAATACAAAGAACACATATTCCTTTACTGCTGCTACCTTGTAGATACAAGAGGACAAATACAAGATGAAGAAAGGCTTGACTACATCAGAAAGCAATTTGCATATTCAGAACAAGAAGGGCAAAGAATATGGCGATCAGCAAAGGCATTAAGAGAACTCAAAAGCTTTATGTCCTTATTTAGCGAATAACAATATCCAATACACAACAAACACAATGAATAAGACCACAGTTTGCGCTGTGGCTTTTTTGTGTGGGTACTTTTGTGTTGATGGCTTACACTCCAGAGCAAAAGACCGATATAGTAAACAGGATATGTGATTTCATATCAGGTGGGCTATCGTTGCGTAAAGCTTTGATTGCTTCGGATAAGGTTATCACAATGAAGACTTTTTATGAGTGGATTGATGAGGACAAAGAGAAAGTAAAGCAATACGCCCGCGCGTGCGAGGAAAGAACCGATGCAATGGCTGATGAAATCATTGAAATAGCTGATTTTACGTCTAATGACACCATAGCAACAGAGAAAGGTGATATGCCCGATAATGAATGGATTAATCGTTCAAAGCTCCGTGTTGATGCTCGTAAGTGGCTAATGTCAAAGCTACAGCCTAAGAAGTACGGGGATAAACTTGACCTAACAAGTGATGGGGACAAACTACCAAGCACCCCGCCGCAGATATTAGTTTACAATACTGCCCCTCCGTTGGCTACAAGTGAAGAAGAAATAGACGAATCAAGAGAGGTAAAATAGGCAAAAGCTATTGATATGGCGCAAAATCCCGACAAAACACCGCTTTTAGCGAAAATGCAAATAAACAAAACCTATACTAATGTTTAGTTGCTCACCAGTATTCGAAGCCAATTACAATTCAACAGAGAATATAGTAGTCAATCAGGGCGGTACAGATAGCGGTAAGACATACGCAATTATGCAGCTGATGTTCACTAAAGCCATAACCTTTGATGCGCCACAAATAGACCCGATTATTACTATTGTGGGCGAAAGTGTACCGAATCTAAAGAAAGGGGCATACAGGCACGCCAAATCAATCTACATATCAAATCCTGCGCTAAAGCAATACGTCAAATCTTGGAACGAAACAGACAGAATAATAACGTTTATTACAGGCTGGCAGATGGAATTTATTTCGTGTGAAACAGAGCAAAGCGCAAAGCAAGGTAAGCGTCAGTACTTATTCGTGAACGAAGCAAATGGTATTCCCTATCAGATATTTTGGCAATTAGCTAAAAGAACAAGGCGACAAACGTTTATTGACTATAACCCATCTACTCCATTTTGGGCGCACGAGAAGCTAATAGGTACGGATAAATTCAGCAATGACCTTGCCGCATCAGTTAAGCTATTAATTTCAGATCATAGACACAATCCATTTCTTACAGAAGAAGACCATTTCAGAACAGAGAATATCAAAGACCCTGAATTATGGCGTGTATATGCAAGGGGATTAACAGGTAATTTGGATGGGTTAATATTCCCTAATTGGAAAATAATTCCTGATAAAGATTTCCCTGACTGTGATTTTATTGGTGGGCTTGACTTTGGGTATACCAATGACCCGACAGCTGGCGTTAAGGTGGCAAGGGTTGGAGAAAGTATATTCCTGCATCAGCTATGCTATACTACAGGTCTTTCACCAATACAGATGAAACAAATCTTTGCCGCTAATAAATTTACTTACGATAACCCGATATATTGTGAACACGACCCCGATAACATAGCCGCACTACAACATTTAGAAGTATATGCAACCGCAGCACGAAAGGGGCAGGGGTCAATAAATGCAGGGATAATCTGCTTAAAGCAGTATAATGTGTTTGTAACCGAAAGCAGCGTTAATCTTATCGAAGAAAGAAGTAAATATATGTGGGATAAAGACAAAGCAACAGGCGACAAATTAAACCGTCCTATTGATGCTTTTAACCACCTTATGGATGCAACCCGATACGCTGTTTATACTCATTGGGGGGTGCATTAATCTACTTTAGCAGCAAAACCTTTCAGCTTATCATCATCAGACTTTTGCCCAATTAAATTACCTGAATCATCTACAAGGAATATGTCAGAGCCATTAATCAACTCTTTTAGATTTTCGATAGTTGTATAGTCAGGCAATGGCTTGTAATGAGAAACGCAATGAGCAGCCTGTAATGCCATTGCATCCATCAGGCTTTTTTTAGATTCAGGTGTTAGCCCTTTTATTGCAAATGAAAGTTCTTCTATCTTACTCATAGTTGTACGTTTAGTTGAGGGAACCCTTTTCGTATTTTGGTATTGGCTGGGAATTTAAGATAAGCATTTGAGAATAACCAAGCGAGAAGGTTAATGCGCTCATTAGATTTCTGAAATTAACTTGTGTCCTTGCAGATTGCTTTAGCTTCCGTTTAACTCTGTGTGGAACACTTCTATTGCGAAATGTACGCTTAGAAAGCAGCCCAATATTTGCAATTGGCTTTTCAAATAAGTTAGAAATTGCTTGAGCGGTGTTTACGGTCGCCTCAATCATTCCCATTGCTTTTTCTTGTTGTGGCGTCATACAGCTAATGTGTTTTGTTGATTAGATGCATCAGGCGTTTCTTTCATTTCAGACAATAGCGCAATAAGACCATCTGTCAAGCTGTAATCCCTGCGAGGGTTATTCAATTCCTTTTGAAGTTTAGCGGCTCTTATCTTTTGATAAGCCCACATTGGAACACGAAGCAAGCGCATTTCTACTGTCTGTTTTTCTTCAGGTGTTAAGTTGTTATCTGACATAATTATGAGGTTTTAGCAAAAATAAAACAATTAAAACACATTGTGAGAAAAATGTGCTTTGCAACACAGCGAAACACACTACCCACAACCGTTTCAGCTGCAATTTACGTTTTACGCTATTGCAAAATCTACTTTTGTTAGTACAAGTATATGCGAGCTAAACTTTCCGAAAATATAGCACCTGAAAAGGGTTCAGTTAAGACAATCGTAAGGTTTGCTTGGCTACCTAAAACGGTCAATAATATTCTCATTTTGTTTGAGCAGTACGAAGAATTGTATGTGTATGAGGAAAGGGTTATTGAATCAAACATTAAAGTCGAAAACAAGACAGTATCATTCACAGTCGGTCAATGGGTAAAAGTTTCAGAAAAACTAATTAAATGGGTAATTGGGACGAATGGGTAAACAATAGCCCTAATTGTACATTGAAAGATACATTTTATCCTTTGTCGGGTTTTGGGCAAGGGCATTTTCTTGACGACTACAATGACTATTCAGGCGTTCACTCATTCCTTACGCTCAACTTTTCAAAACAGCTCTTTGAAGCAGTAACGCTTTGCAGCCCTTTGGCTTCTATTATTAGCAAGCTGGCAGATGCATACGCAAATGGCAAACAAGAAGTTCTTAACCGCAGCACTCAAAACTATGTGCGCGGCAAATACAAGGAGTGGGAACGTCTGATGGATAAGCCCAACCCTTTGCAGACCAAAACGCAATACAGGAAACAATTATACGCCTTTGCGAAGATTAACGGTTGGTGTTATGTAATGCCTGAATACATCGCGGGGTTTGATGTGCCAGCGGCTTTGTGGATTTTACCGCCTTACCTGATTGAAGTTGAAACGGTAAGTATCCCTGCAAGTTTCCCAATTCGCGACCCTAAGCAGTACCGCAAATTATATTTTGTATGGAATGGAGTAAGACAGCCATTAGATGAATCAAAACTAATCCTGTTTACCGATACTCAAACTGATATTGATGAGCGCACAATGTTACCTGTTAGCAGGTTGGTAAGCATTAGAAAGCCTATCAGCAATATTATAGCGGGTATGGATGCGCGGAATAACCTGATTGTACAGCGCGGGGCATTAGGGTTTTTATCAAGCGATGGTCAAGACGCAATGGGGGCAAGATTGCCTATCCTGCCAAATCAAAGACGTGAAATCAATAGCGAGTTTCAGAAGTCTTACGGCATCACTGGCAAGCGTTCTTTCATAGCCGTTGTTTCTTCTGCGGTGAAGTGGACGCAGACGGCAATGAATACACGGGAATTGATGCTATTTGAAGAACACGAAGGCAGCACATTAGATATAGCCGATAGGCTCAATTACCCTCCTTACCTGTTGGGTGCTAAAGATGGCACATTCAGCAACGTAGGTGAAGCTGAAAAAAGTCTTTACCAAAATACCATAATGCCTGATGCAGTCGGATTGGATGAAACGCTAAACGAAGGGCTTAAAACACCCCAATACAATATCGAAGTAAGGACAGATTACAGCCATATTGAAGCATTACAGCAATCAGAAGTAGAAGCAGCAGAGGCAAGAAAGAAAAAGAATGATGCTTGTTCTATTGAGTGGGAAAAAGGACTGATTTCAATTAACCAATGGAAAGAGTATTTGGGTGACGACATTATAGGAGAGAAAGAAGAAAATCTAGTAAATCCAACCAACCCATACAATATGAGAAAGCCTCAATATGATAAATGGCTAATTGATGAAGGATTCGCAATGGATACAATAAACCCTAAAGTAACAAACAATTTCGGCAATGGCAAATAACCAAAAAACAAGGAAACCCGTAAACTTTAAATCGCTAGCGATTGATGAATCAGGCGTACTTGTAAACGAAGATAGCAGGACTATTTCAGGCTACGCGGCAATATTTGGCAATAAGGATTCAGCAAGCGACATCCTTATTAAAGGATGCTTTTCAAAGTCTATCGCAGACCGCGGACCCGAAAGTAGAACAAACCGCAAAATAGCTTTCTTATGGATGCACGAAATGTCAGAGCCATTAGGAAAGATTACGGTATTACGCGAAGATGAAAAAGGCTTGTATTTCGAAGCGTTGTTGGATAAGATACCTGAAGCAGACAGAGCCTTAGAGCAAATGGAATCAGGCACTTTAAACCAGTTCTCTATCGGCTATCAATATATATGGGATAAGTGCGAATGGGATTCTGAAATGGATGCTTTTATAGTAAAAGAAGTAAACCTGTACGAATGCTCTGTAGTAACGATGGCGTGCAATGAAGATACTTATTACTCTGGCTTAAAATCAGAGCAAATCGAAAGCGAAGAAAATAAACTTGTTCGCGATACCGAAAAACTATTAAAACAATTGCCTGATGAACAAGCTTATGAGGTTCGTCAGCTAATTGCCAAACATATTTCACTTAGTCAAGAAAAGCCGCTGCAAGCACTTAAGAACGAGATTAAGCCGAATGAACAAGAACCAAATTTAATTAACATTCTTAACGCTTTTCAAATCTCCTAAAATGGAAAAAGAACTTGAATTAAAGGCAGCGGTTCAGGAAATCGCTGACAAAACAAAAGAAGCCGTTGATGGCAAGATTACTGCCGCAACTAAAGAGCTTGTATCAAAAGACGAGCTAAAGGGTCAATTAGAAGAAAAAGACCAAAAGATTGAAAACTTGACAGAGGCAATGAAAGCGCAAGGTCTTGAAATCAATGCAATGAAAGAAAAAGGTTCAGCACCAGCCGCGCCACAATCAATGCTTGAAGTAATTACCAAAGCTCTTGAAGCCCACAAAGACGGTCTTGGCGACCTGTCAGGCAAAAACAGTAAAGCATCAGGCATCATATTGGAACTTAAAGCAAGCAACAGTACAATCACTACCGCTTACGCATCGAGCGCGCCAAATGCTTACCTGCCTGTACCAAATTACATTCCCGGCGTTTACACAAGCCCTGAAATCGCAGTAACCATTATGGACTTGGTAAATATGGGTAATTCTGATTCCCCTGTTATTACTTGGGTTAACGAACAACCGATTGAAGGTGATGCAGGATGGACAGCAGAAGGCGCATTGAAATCACAGGTAGCTTGGAAATACACCAGCGAAACATCTACTGCTAAGAAAGTAACCGCTTTCGTAAAAGTTACCGATGAATCGTTGAAAGACATCCCATTCCTTGCCAATCGTATTAATGTACGTCTTCGCGAATTGATTTTGCGCAAAATGCAGGATGGCATCATCAATGGCGATGGTACAGGTAACGCTCCTTTGGGTATCGTGCCACAAGCCCCTGCATATACTACCAACTCATTTGATGATAGCGTTGCAACTCCTACAACCGCTGATGCTCTTATGGCTATGGCAGGGCAGATTGATGAATTGGAGTATGATACTTCAAGCCTTATCGCAGTAATGAACGGTGTTGATATCCGTAAAATGAAATGGGAAAAAGACGCGAACGGCAACTACATCATCCCTCCATTCACTACCGCAAACGGCACTTATGTTGACAATATGCGCGTTGTGAAAAACAACAAAATCACTAAGGGTTACGCTCTTGTAGGCGACCTGAAGAAGTTTATGGTTTTGATGGTGGATAGCCTGACAATTGAAATCGGTCTTGATGGTAATGACTTCACTTATAACCTGCGTACAATTCGCGGTGAAGCTCGTTTGATTACCGCAATCTCTGATAACGACTTGGGCAGCTTCGTTTACGATGCATTGGCTACTGTTAAATCTGAAATCGACAGTTCAATCTAATTACTAACAACACAAAATAAAAAACAATGGTATCAAAAGCAGAAGCCAAAGGTGGCGCGACAAACGTAAACGATGGGGATATGAATCCTAACGGGCTGGTAAAGTTCGTTGATTTCAAAGCTCCGCGCGTTACGGTTTACACAACAGACAAGGTAATCAAACACTACCCTGTAGCTGGCACACCTGTAGCCTTACAAACTGACAAGGCGGCAAAATGGATTGAAAAGGGCTACGCTGCAGCGGAAGCTCAAACGAAAACATCTAAAACTACAGCGAAATAATGAAAAAGTTTCTTACTCTGATGCTCTTTGCAGTATCAATGGCAATTGGGGCGAATGCTCAAAGCCGCGATTATAATGGAAAGCTAACAGGGACAGCACCTGATACGGTTGCAGGTGGCGCGGCGGATACATTAGTATTAGCGGTTAAAGGCTCAAAGTCAGCCGTTACATTTCAGCACGTTGTAACCAAAATTTCAGGCACACTAGCTGGCACAATCAAAGTGTTTGGGTCTGCTAATGGCGGGATTAGTTAT